CAAGAAAAATATATTATTACAGGGTGGTTCAGTTTTATTGAACCTGATCCTGCTTAAATATCCTTGTGTTGCATCCTTAGTGCCGCTTTCGCACTTACTTCCATCTCTTCTTGTCCTGGAGAGAATGTAATAGCACAAGCTGTGGTTAAAACCATACCGGCAATACTGCCCGCATTCCGTAAACAGGATTTAGTAACTTTGGCTGGATCAATAACGCCCATCGCAATCATATCACCGTATTGATTTTCTGCTGCATCGTATCCAAATGAGTCATTGCCTTCTAAAACCTTGGTCAATACCACATCTGGTTTTTCGCCTGCATTGATAACAATTTGTCTTAACGGATCCTCTAATGCTAAATCTACAATACGAATACCCATGTTTTGATCTTGATTTTTACCGGTCAATCCCTTCAACGCAGCTTTCATTCGTAGATATGCGACGCCGCCGCCTGCTACAATGCCTTCTTCGAGCGCAGCCCGAGTGGCATGTAATGCATCGTCGACTCGATCTTTCTTTTCTTTCAGAGCAATCTGTGTTGGTGCGCCTACACGGATAACCGCTACACCGCCTGTTAATTTAGCAATACGTTCTCTGTAAAAGTCGGCACCGTATTCAGTAGTATCACGTTCAAATTCTAATTCTTTAATACGCTCTGCTAATTTTTCTTTATCGCCGTTGCCACCGATAAGAGTAGTCGTGTCTTTGGTAATTTCAATGCGAGTACATTGTCCAAGATCTTCCATGGTCGCTTTAGCCAATGTCTTACCGAGGTCCTCGCTGATAACTGTGCCTCCTGTTAAGATATCAATATCTTCTAGAAGATGTTTACGTTTTTCACCCTTCCAATCCGGACCACGAACTGCACAGGCTTTGATGTGTCCTTGCACCGTGTTTACAACCAAAGTTGCCAACGCTTCATTTTCAAATGATTCAGCCATAATCAAGAATGATCGCTTTGATTGTGCTGCTTGTTCTAAAATTGGCACAATATCATTGATATTTAATACTGGACGATCACTGATCAAGATGTATGGGTTTTCTAAAATACATTTTTGTTTATCGCTATTAACAAAGTAGGGTGATAGATAGCCGTGTTCGTACTGTAGTCCTTTGACTACTGTTAATTGATCGGTAGGATATTGATTTTCTTCAACTGTTATAGTTCCTGTTTTTCCTACTTTTTCAACAGCTTCGGCAATCAGCGATCCAATGTGTTCTTCTCCGTTCGCAGAAATGGTAGCAACTTGTCGAACTTCTTCATTGGTGTCACAAGATTTTTTAAATTTTTCTAATTCTTCTATGGCTTTTTCTACTGCAAGATCAATACCTCGCTTGATATTAATTGGGCTTGCTCCAGCAGCAATCATCTTGACACCTTCACGGATCATCGACTGCGCTAACAATGTTGCAGTGGTTGTGCCATCGCCGGCATCGTCCATGGTCTGCAGTGCAACTTGTCTGATCATTCGAACACCGGTGTTCATTAAATTATCGTCAAGTTCTACTTCACGTGCTACTGTGACACCGTCTTTGGTTACTTGTGGTGCTGAATATTCACGCTGAATAACCACATTCTTTCCCTCTGGGCCGAGAGTAACTTTAACCGCATTGGCTAAAATGTTAATACCTTCGATTATTTTGTTTCGACCTTCATCGCCAAAATATACTAATTTTGTTTCAATACTCATAATTGTTCCTTATCTTAAAAATCCTAGTACTTCGTCTTCTTTTAGAATCAAATATTCTTCAGCATTGACTTTGATCGGATGGCCTGTGTATTTTGGGAATACCACAGTGTCGCCTTTTTTAATTACCATCGGCAATATTTTTCCGTCTTCAGTTAATTTTCCATCTCCGACTGCAATAACTTCCCCTTTAGTAGGACGTTCTACGGCGCCATCTGGAAGAACCAACCCTGTCTTAGTTTTTGCTTCGTCTTCAATTTTTTTAACAACAATATTATCTCTAATAGGAATGAGTTCCGACATAATAACTCCTTAAAATGTTATGACCTGTTATTTATGATATTAAAGTAGCAGAGAAAGAAAAACCGAGTATTACCTCGGTTTTTAATTTGGTCAGCTTGTTAACTATTAACTTGGTTTGACCGGCCAGTTGATTTCATAAGGGAATCCCTGTTGAGCTGGAACATCACGTAATTGTTGACGGTATGCAGCCCATTCTGCTTTTTTAGCAGGTGATAAAGTAGAGTCATTTGTTTGGCTGAAATCAGATCTAAATAATAACTCGTCGCGATTTTGACGCTCAATTGCTTCAAGTTCAAGTTGTGTTTTTGGTAAAGTTCTATAGTGGCTTGGTGGCCAAGTGACTTCACCAAATTCACCAGAGTTGAATCGCTCCCACAGTTCTCTACGCTGAGGTTCTTCGGCAACTTTAAATGCAAAAAATTCCACAGGTTTAGACAATTCTTTAAATTTGACCATGGCTAGGATTTCGGTGTCTATACCTGTTCCTCGTTGTATGTGTGTAGCTGATTCGATAGTAAAAGTGTGGCTCATTAAAATTCTCCCGACATTTAGCCTTGTGATGTATTTATCATTGTGATTGGGTTCTCGTTGTATCACGGAACCCCAACCCTGGCCGTCCGTCGTATTCAAATTCAGGATAAAACGGGCCGTTTTTGTCGATAAAGTGAAAAAACGCTTGAACTTGATAAGTTCCAGGTCCGCCAATCAGCGGATCGCGCCAGTGCTCAACTTCACAGCCACGGTAAAGTATGGCATCTCCCGGCGTTTGATGTACCATCTTTCCTGGCTGATTATTACTAATGAATTCACCGTTCGGGCCGTGTGGAATTTTTGGTGATTCTGGATCAACATACATTCCCCAATTATATGTAGGATCGGTATTCACATAGTTGAATCCTAAACAAGTAGTCATGCTTATTTCACACGAAGGACGATCTTTGTGTCTAGCCAATACTGATCCTGGTCTATATACTCTATAGTAGGTATACGATGCAGCCAACTCTAATCCGCTGAGTTTTTCTGCATGAGCCTTGGTAAAGAACATCAATGTTTCCATTAGGGTGTCTCCGTACACAGAATGGGCGCCATGCACTTGAGCATCCGCTCCTAACTCTGGACTAAATTCTACCTGTTCTTTGATTAGTGCGTATTTGGTGGCAATTTTACAAATGTCTTTGGGAATTAAAGATTTGATATCTAAGTACCTAGTTGATTTAAATTCTTCTTGTGTGGTCATTTAAATGGTTTTCCTAGATTCCATGCAACAAGGCTGTAACGAGTTCCTTGTGTAACAGGAGTTACTTGATGATAAACATGCGATGGAAACACAATAATAGACCCGCGAGGTCTAATTTCTTTACATAAATGATAACGTTTTCCGTCAGCATGTGGTCCGAGATCAAATTTAAGATTGCCGCCTTTATATGTACTTGGATCACTTAGACTGATAGTAACGCTTAATTTTCTGGTCTTTCCTATCATTTGTGTGTTTTGTGTTCGATGCGATTCTTTAGGTAACGGATTGCCATCAATGTCAAACATTAGTTTACCGGTAGCATCAGTTAATTGTTCATGCACAGTCGGATCGTAATTTTCATAAGGAACCATTCCAGCATCGGCGTGCCAGCCGTAAAATTGACCAGGAGTGTATTTTGTAAATTGTAATTCTTCAGTGTAGTCCCATTCAAAATTCCAACCAGCTTGTTTATTTGCTGCGTGTATATGCGGCCATATCAAATTAAATAGCCACTGATCCGATAAGAAGACAACACTTGAGTCTCTTAGATATACATCTTCAATGGTCAGACCTTTTCGTTTTAGTCCAGTTGCGGTCATAGAGCCTAACGAGAGCTGATCGGTTTTAGATTGTACTAGTGACCCTTTTTGTTTAAAGTCACCTGTGGTTGCTACTAACGCTTCTTGACCATACTTATCCACAGTGTCATACAGTTTTGTAATCCCAATTTCTAAAATTTTATCACAAATTTCATCAGACAACACTGATTGAAAGTAGTAATAACTGTAAGGTAAAATCATTTATAAAGAGGTCCGTGTATGTGTCCTGCAATTATATATTTTTCTCCGGACAACACTGGAGTGATTTTATAAGGCAGAAAACTGGGAAAAATAACGATAGAACCAACACTTGTAACTAAATCTTTTTCCATCGAAGTATTTAAAAATTGAATTTCTCCGCCTGTGTACTCCGACGGCTCGCTTAAATTGACTATGAATGATAATTTTCTTGTGGCTGATAACGGGTTGATGTCTACGTGTAAGTCATAATAATCTTTTTCTTTATATCTAAACATCTGCGGATAATCTTGATCGATAATGCCCAACAATGCAAAATCAAAAACTTTGTCGTTGGCTTCTTTAGTAATGGCATGAATATTGCTAAAGGGAAAACCAGTTAGCTCGCCTCTAAGTTTTTGTCGTTCGCATCGATGTAGATCTTGATCTCCGATGACTTTGGTCTTTAACCATAATTCACTGATTGCTGTGCTTTTTATTTTTCCGCACTCGGCAGCAGAAAATAAAGTCGCTGTTGTAATTGATAAAATTTCTTTCGATGCTACTGATGTAACTACTTCGGGGTCTTCGATGTCAGTTAAATCTGTAAAATTTGTATTTTCCATGGGGGCGGTTTCCTCAAAAGCTGTGTATTACTTATCTTGTACAGGCTGCACAATTTAGATATCTGAAATAATTTTATATCATATTTAATTCTGTTAAATAGTTGCATGAAAATTATCATAGTTGGCGGCGGCACCGCTGGGTGGATTGCAGCCCTTTTTATCTCTAAGATACATCCCGAGCATGAGCTAACAGTGATCGAGTCAAGTGCTATTGGAATTGTCGGTGCGGGCGAGGGGTCGACTGGATTATTAACTAATGTCATTGCTGGATATCCCTGGGATTTCGGGTGTAATCATTACGACTTTCTCAAAGAGACCGGTGCTACTTTAAAATACGGAATAAAGCACATAGGTTGGACTCCTGAAAACAATTTCTATTATGGACCGCTTGACGGAACTATGTCTCTGTCAGCAATACCCGACGGTGTATTTGCTTACCAACACAGCGTAGATAGTAAAAAATTGCATACCGTTTCTGAAATGGGTCTACTATTAGAAACTGGAAAATCAAATGTAAATCGTAGCACCAAAGATTTTGCAAACTACGGCCATGCCTTACACTTTGATGCACACAAAGTTGGAAAATATTTTAAAAAAATTGTATTAAAAAACACTAAAAATAAACATATAGACTCCGAAGTATTAGATGTAACATTAACCGAAACAGGATTCATTTCATCATTGAAATTGAAAAATCAGGAAACAGTCGACGGAGACTTTTTTATTGACGCTAGCGGTTTTAGTCGTGTGCTGATGAAAAAATTAGAAACTCCCTGGGTCAGCTACAGTAAGAATTTGCCAGTTAATTCTGCAATGCCGTTTATTTTAGATTATAAAGAAGGTGAAATGCCAGAGCCGTATACCACTGCATGGGCGCAGAGTTCTGGTTGGATGTGGCAAATCCCTGTGCTTGAAAGAAAAGGCTGCGGATATGTGTTTGATGATAACTTTATCACTCCAGATCAAGCTCAAGCAGAAATAGAAACCGCATTAGGTAGAAAGATAGATCCAATTCGTGTTTTAAAATTTGAAACTGGTAGGTTAGAAAATACTTGGGTTAAAAATTGTTTGGCAATTGGATTATCAGCTGCATTTGCTGAGCCGCTTGAAGCAACATCAATTCACTCGACTATTGTACAGCTTACTAAATTTGTGTTTGAATATCTTAAACCTACTTCTGATTTAACAATTAATCAAGGTTCAATTAATAATTATAACAGAACTGTAAATAGAATGTATGATGATTTTAAAGAGTTTTTGGTTTTACATTATATGGGTGGTCGAACCGACAGCGAATTTTGGAAATATATTTCGTCAGGTGCTACAAAAACTGAATTTGTAAACGATATTTTAGAAATGGCTAAATCAAAGATACCTACATTCAATGACTTTAACGAGTACTATGGTGCTGCTGGATGGCCATTATGGTCTTGGGTACTAGCAGGTACCAATAATCTCTCTACAGATATTTCAAGACAAGAATTAAATTGGAATGTTCCTAAATTTGGCAACCTTGGGACCCTATCAGAAACAGAAGTTGAGAGTTGGAAAATTCGAACATTGACATCTTTAGAAAGAAATCTTTCCTATCATGAATTTATCGAGCATTTAAAAACATATGGATAAACATCGTTTAGTAACCCTGCCCGACGGGGATCAAATTATCATATTCGACGAACTGATTCCTAAACAATTACAGGAATCGATAAAGCTGACCATTGACGGCGATCAGTCATTTCCTTGGTATATGGTGAAAAAAATTGGACACTCTCGTCTGAATGTAGAATACCAAAATTCTAAAACTGTCGACGGCAGTGGATTTTATCATTCAGTTGTCGACGACGGCGAGGTTATTTCAAAATATTATGATTACTTCAAACAACTGATGTTTTTCTTCACTGATAAAACTGGTATTGAAGTTGACAAACTTATTAGAATACGATTGCGACTGACTAATCAACAAAAAGGACATACTCACGAAACATACGGCCCTGTACACGTAGATTTTACAAAATATTCTTTTCCATATTATACATTATTGTACTACATAGAAGACTCCGATGGTGATACTATACTGTTTGATAACGTGTGGAATGGTGATAAGGGCTCGTACGATCCAGGAAAAATCAAAGATCCTAAAATAGCATATCGTCAGACTCCTAAACAGGGATGCGGTCTATTGTTTAACGGACATAGATATCATGCCGGCAATTATCCAATCGACTTTCAAACTCGTATTGTAATTAATTTTGATTTTACAATAAAATGAAATACGATTATTTTTTTATACAAGGTCTTTATAATACAGACGAGTGTCGAGCACTTCGACAGCATATTGAAAATATTTCAGATTACGGAGTACCCGATTCTCCGGCTGCAGGAGTTGTAAAAACAGCCGATGTAAAATGTTTTATGTACGGTGATGTTAGTAATCTTTTAAAAAAAATGCGACATCGCGTACTTGATATTAACAAACATTGTTTTGGTTTTGATCTATTTGAAACTTCGGATTATGAAATCCTACACTATAACAAGTACAGTTCAGAGTCTAGCAGCGAATACGGATGGCACAAGGATGGCTGTAAAAATGAATCCCATGATGTTAAGTTAACCGCATTGATAAATTTATCAGAAGAGTATCAAGGAGGAAAGTTTGAACTTTTTTTAAACGGTCCTTTAGAAATTTCAGAATTCCAAAAAACTGGAAGTTTTTTATTATTCCCTTCGTGGACTACTCATAGAGTCACTCCGGTAACTGGCGGAACACGTATGACACTTTCGCAGTTCTACACAGGCCCGAACTTCAAGTAATTATAAAAAATAATTAAAAGACATCGAAATTCTCGCATCATCATCGTGTGGGCAATTATTTTGTTCTACGTGATGTTCTAAGTGTCCTGGAAATATAATCATTAGATTTTCTTGAGGAACTTCCCAATGTCCAGTATTAATATTAGCATTATCTGGGCAGCGATGATCAGTATCAAGTTGATACCCCGTAATAAAATCCATCCTATCTGCTTCTGATGCTGCTCGATCAAATGAAATTCTTCCGCTCTGGATTGGTACTTTTAGATATATAACTCCGCTCAATAATGCCTGAGGGTGATAATGTGTATGGTTATAGTTGTAGCGACGATTGACATTATACCAATAACTTATTTTTTTTGTTTTTGGAAAGCCCCAAGAGTCTGATATCTGATCAAGAACTGGGAGGATATTTTCATTTATTAAATCAGCCGCATACGGATTATCGTATGCAAAATTATCATAATGGAGACTTTGCCAACCCCCGGCATTACTACGAGATGTTGTTGGGATTGTTTTTTCTAAATGCAGTATGTGATTTACAAGACTTTCTTTTTCAAAGTTATATACCAGTGCCTTTGCAATAGACGATATAAAAATTGGAATATTCTGCACAGTGATCATGGAAATATTTATAAGCATAGAAAATTAACTATAAATATTTGGCAAAAGGAGTCCTATGAATAATAAGAGTATCGGAGTAATCGGTGGTGGCACAGCAGGGTTTGTAACCGCGCTGATTTTAAAATCTCGATTTCCGCACTTGAAAATTGATATTATCTGTTCTTCAAAAATTGGTATAGTAGGCGTTGGAGAAGGCAGCACAGAGCATTGGAATGAATTTTTAAAGTATATTGGTGTTTCATGGAAATCGGTGATTAATAGATGTGATGCCACTTTCAAAGCTGGTATTATGTTTAAGGGTTGGGCCAATGAAGATTATCTACATAGCACCAATCCAGATTTTGAAGGCAAGACCGGTCAGTACATGTATGTATACGGTAACCGTATTTCAAAAGGTTATCCAGAATCATCTGTTACACCAACTCTTGTATGGAAAAATTTAATAGATAACAGATACTTTGAGGATAAGGATCCGCCGTTTAATCAATTTCATTTTAACACACAAAAACTTAACAGCTTCTTTCACGAAGTTGCTGCATTAAAAGACATTCCAGTAATAGATGATGAGGTCACTGATGTCATGCTTAATGAGGCTGGTGAAATTTCATCAGTGAAAGGAAATTTACAAGAATACAAATACGATTTTTATATCGACTGCACTGGATTTAAACGATTATTAATTTCAAAATTGGGTGGCAAATGGGTCAGCCATGGCAAATATCTAAAAATGAAATCTGCAATAGTATTTCCAACAGAAGAAAAATCAGAGTATAACATCTACACCACTGCTCAAGCAATGGATTATGGATGGATGTTTACTATTCCAGTATGGGGCAGAAATGGTAACGGTTACATATTTGATAGTGACTACATAACAGCTGATCAGGCCAAGGAAGAAGTAGAAAGATTTTTAGGTCACAGTATTACTGTCGGAAAACATATTACATTTGATCCCGGTGCTATCGATAAAGCATGGATTAAAAATTGTGTGGCTGTTGGACTGAGTGGAAATTTCATTGAACCATTGGAAGCTACTAGTATAGGCACCAGCATACAACAGGCATTCCTATTAATGCATCGATTCCCCAACTATACTCAATCAACAATTGATCAGTATAACGCAGATTTAGACAAGATAATGGAGAATGTTAGAGACTTTGTTATACTGCATTATCAGACCAATAAAACTAATACCCAGTTTTGGAGAGATGTGTCTGCGTTAGAAATTCCAGATTCATTAAAAACAAAGTTAGAAAGATGGCGAAATAATCTTCCTATTGAGGAGGATTTTAGTGGGTTAAGCAAATATATTATGTTTAGAGAGTCAAACTTTACTCAGGTATTGCACGGTCTCGATTTGTTTGATCGAGAAAAGATCAAACAAGAATACGAGATGCAACGTCAAGAAATTAAAGACATTGCAGATGCAAAGATTTTAGATATTGTAAAATATGAAAAGTCGTTGACCACAGTCGGTCACAAGAGATTTTTAGAATTAATCCGACAGGGTCTTTGATTCGTAACAAAATAGTACTTGATTAAATCTATGATCTTTAAAAAATGTATCATCATCGATAATCATTCCGTGGTGGAACTTTTTTCCGTTAAACAATATTAGTCTGTTGTATGCTGCTTCGAGAGTTTTTATTACTCGATATTTTGATTTTGGCCGCCATGGTTCAAAATGTTCGGGACCAGTCCACTGATCTTCTTCAATGCTTTCATATAAATTAGTACCAGAAGAATTAAAATAAACTATTCCGGTGTAGCCTAGATCAGTATGAGGTGCCCAGTAGTTATTGAAGTAATCGTTAAAATAATAATTTGTAAACTTTATTCTATTTGTAACTATCTGAGTAGGTTGTGCAATGGGCTGGCCGCATATTTTTTCTATAGCAGAACTCACAGTTGTAAATCTATCGTCACTGAAATCATGACGACAATCTTCAAAATGTACTCCGTTGTATGTTGGAGTGGTCCATTCTTTCCATAGTTTAGCAGGATGACTTTGTATAAAGGTTTCAACTTCTTGAGGATTTTTATAGAAGTTGTCGATGGTATAAATCATCGATCCACGAAAATGTTCAGTTTGAATATTTTCTAAATTTATGCCAAATAACATTTTAAAAATTAAATGCCACAGATATACGGGGTTCAATGTTCTCGTTTATCGTAACCATGTGTCGAACGTATGATCTAAATATAACTAAGGTACCGGCTTCGGCTGAATACCCGACCTTTGAATAACTTAGTTCATTCCTGTCTGGAATATCTTTTATAGGCAACATATCTGGCTCTCTCGGATCTTCAAATACAATTCGGCCAGATCCGGGTGGGGCTGCAATATAATAGACTGCACTTATAGTACTTTCATTATGTGTGTGCATCTCTTGAAAGTTACCTTTGGTAGAAACATTCACCCATGCAGACTCACAACTGTATGTTTTTATTGAGTTATGTGCTTTTACATATTGTCCCACATGATACGTGACAGCTTCAATTAGAGGTTGAAAGCTAGCATCTTTTAAAATATCATATGAGGTATTGTGTGTGGTATAAGTTTGACCTTCCCACTCGTCGCCGCCCGTGGGCGTAGATTTTTGAATTTCTAATACGTGTGCCTGCCACAGTAGATTGTGATCAGAACTAAAAAGATCTGATTCTAAATATACAGTAGTCGGAAACCATTTTTCTATTTTAGCCATGTCATATTTGTAAATTAATATTAATAACCATACGTCGATCGTGATGTATTGGATTAGCTGCTGTGTGGTATACAAACCCGTTTTCCAAATACAGCATACGATTGGCTTTTGGCACAACTCTTGCTTTGACTGTAAATTCAGTAGGTTCGTCAGTGCCATCAAAGACTTGATCAAATATTCTTGTATCACCGTCGCTGTCGTTGATATAATAAATCAGCGTACTGTGAGGATAAAAATAATCAACATGCGGTAAATTGTAATTTTCTGGTCCAAACCCTATTTTAGGATGTTTCATTCCCATTCGGATTCTTAATAATTTCTGTATCTTGGTATTAAACAGTTCTTCAAACTTTGCCAAGATCGGGGGCATTGCTCGAAACATATACGACTTACTGTCATCCTCATGGTTGTAAACCATATGATTGTATCCAAAAGTTTCCTGCGACATTGGATCAGGCATGTCAGCACCCGGTGGCAAGGAAACATTTGATATGTAGAACCAAGGAAAATCAGTTGACTCTATATGAGTTTTTAATGTTTGAAAATCTGCGTCATCTAAGAAATTATCAATAATTTGCATATAGGATATTTAGTGGGTGTAAACTGTCAAAATGTGTAGATCTGAAAACTTCTAAAGATAAGTATATGTACTCGAGGCACTGTACACAATGATAGATTTTTTTATTAAACGATCCAAGGTAGTATTAGATTGTTTTACTGATAACTTAAATGCGTTTGACTATTTTCCTATTAAAGATTCTAATAATTTTTATCCGGAATGGTGGAAAGCCATGCCAAAGACTGATAAAACAACCACTGAAGTAGGTATTGAGACTCAAAGAGGTACTATAAAAACCTGCGATGGGATTATTGCTCTGTATCAACAAGGATTTATGATTCCGCTGTGGAGTGATCTTCTTTTAGAAACACATGATAACGGTTTTAAATATACCTTTGCAGACGAAATAAGTCGTATCGGTAATCACGATTATGAACAAACATCAAGAGAATTTTTACCCTATATACATTTTAAATTACATTCACCTTGGCTGATTAAGTCATCTAAAGGTGTACAGTTCTTTTTTACTCAGCCCTCATATAATCATGTACAAACATTGACTTCCTGGCATGTATTACCAGGAGTGATAGATTTTAAGTATCAACATGCGACCAATATAAACGTTGTTGCTCCGAGGGGTAAAAGATTTGAATTGGCGGCAGGAATGCCTTTGGCACAGTTGATTCCGTTAACTGACCAAGAAGTTGATCTACGATTGCATATGATCGATCCAACAAAAATTGAAGACCTTAGACTAAAAAACAGCTTCTATCCATTCTTTAACGGATCATATAAAAAAATGAAAAAACTAATTAACGAAAAAGAAAAAAACAAAAGCAAGTGCCCATTTTTAGGAAAAAATAAATGAAAGTTGACAACATAGTTATTGTAGGGGGCGGTACCAGCGGATGGTTGACTGCTGCATATCTATGCAATAATCATCCAGATATTGAGATCACCGTTATAGATAAAGAAGTCGGAACACCTGTAGGTGTAGGGGAAGGTACATTATTGCAAATTGGTCCCTTTTTATTAGAATGTGGCTTTGAGTTCTCTGAGTGGTTTCCTGCTGTAGATGCCACATATAAATCTGCTATTCTATTTGCAAACTGGCAAGGCAAGGGCAAAGACGTGTGGCATCCTTTTTACAAAGGAAACCGTACAATTGATCCGCAAACAAAATTATACGATTTGTGGTCTCAGGCTCAAGAACTTGATTTTAAAAAAATTGCCATGGCCTATTACGATTCTTCTGTACTACATAATTCTGTAGATGCAAATAATTTAAAACACTATGGGTATCATATAGACTGTTCTAAGTTAGTTGAGTTTATACAACAAAAGCTAAAAAATAAAATTAAATTAATCAAATCAGATGTTGTTGATATCTTATATAATCACGACAGTATTTCAAGTTTAAAATTAAAAAATAGCGAAACTATTTCTGCAGACTTATTTGTAGATTGTACTGGATTTAAAGGTCTGCTTAAAAGATCCAATAAGCGTATTAATTTAGAAGGTCGACTATTTTGTAATACTGCAATTGCAGGCCACATTCCTTATAAAGATAGAGACAATGAACTGCATCCATATGTGATTTCCGAAGCAGTTGATCACGGATGGATATGGAATATTCCAGTTTCGTCAAGAATTGGCAGTGGTTTGGTTTTTAATAGAAATATCACCGACATTGAAGAAGCCAAAGAATATTTTGTTAACTATTGGGATCATAGGATTAGTAAAGAAAATTGCAAGGTTATCGATTGGACTCCGTTTTATAATGAAGACATGTGGTATGGTAATGTCGTTTCGGTTGGATTAAGTGCTGGATTTATTGAGCCGTTAGAAAGCACAGGAATCGCTCTAATCACCAGTGGAGTGACACAGTTGAGTAATGCTATACGTACACAGTATTACACCAATGACGATGTTGACTTTTTCAATCTTCAAATGAAAATAATGTTTGAAGACTGTGTAGATTTTGTAAGCATGCACTATGCAAATAATGAAAGAGATACAAAATTTTGGTCGTATGTAAAAAGCACGTGGACCCCGTCTGCAAAAATGTCACACTATCTCAATAAGTTAGCCAGTCCGTCTGTTGAAATTCCAAATGCTGGTAAATTTCATTCTGTGTTCGATGGCGTTAACTGGGCTGTTTGGCTAATACAAATGGGCTTTCCTGTGGCTTCAAGAAAAACCAACTTCAGCAAACAGGAAGCGGAAAATATTTTAACTGATAACTATCTAAAAAATGAAAAACACAGGCACGTGTGGAGTCGACATCACGCCTCTGAAATCGATAGACTAAAGGAATACTTTAAATGAAAGTTGAAACCGTAGTCATTGTCGGTGGCGGAACTTCTGGTTGGTTAGCTGCTGCTTATCTGCATAATAATCATCCAGATATTAAAATTACTGTTGTGGATAAAGAGTTAGGAAATGCTATCGGGGTTGGCGAAGCTACTCTTTTAAATTTTGAACCGTTTATGTCGGAATGCGGATTTCCCATTGAAGATTGGTTTGTAAAATTAGACACCGGATATAAATCAGGTATCATGTTTTCGAATTGGCAAGAACCAGGCAATGACATATGGCATCCTTTTTACAAGGGCCAAAGAAGATTAACACCACATCTTAGACTGTGGGATGTATGGAGTTTAGCTCAAGAATTTGATTTTAAAACTTATGCATTAGGGTCGTATTCAAACACTGTTCTTAACAACACTGTTGACATCGATCCAGTAAATAAACCTAATGCATATCATATAGATTGTGGTAAATTGATTTTATATATTCAAAAGAAACTACAGGATAAAATTGATGTGATTAGATCGGATGTAGTTGAAGTTCAAAGAGAAGGCGACACTGTAACAGGACTAACACTCAAAGATGGCGGTATAATTGTTGCTGATCTGTTTGTTGATTGTACTGGTTTTTTACAACTACTAAGAACTCCTAAAGTTCGTATTGATCTCGATCAACGACTATTTGTTAACACAGCAGTAGTTTGCCAAATTCCATATGAAAACAGAAAAGAAGAATTTAAACCTTATGCGATCTGCGACGCAACTGACCACGGATGGATATGGAAGATTGGAGTTTCAAGTCGCATTGGTAGCGGAATGGTGTTTAATCGCAACATAACCACCATCGACGAAGCTAAAGAATATTTTGTAAAGTACTGGAACAATAGAATTCCAGTAGAAAAAGTTAGAGCTATTAATTGGGATCCATATTATATAGAAGACCAATGGAGTGGCAACGTTGTTAATATTGGGCTAAGTGCGGGATTTATCGAGCCTCTCGAAAGCACTGGAATAGGTCTTATCACTACCGGAATAACACAGTTAAGCAACACTATCAAAGATAGACACTATGTTGACATTGATAGACAAAACTTCAATGTACAAATGATTATGGTTTTTGAAGACGCTGTAGATTTTGTCAGTGCGCATTATGCTAACAATCATAGAACCAGCAAATTTTGGAATTATGTTAAAGAAACGTTTGTGCCTTCAGATAAAATGTTGCATCAAGTAGACGAATTAAAAAATTCTAATATCGAAGTACCGTATGGCGGTAAAGCACATTATTTTTTCACTGGATGTAATTGGACATTGTTATTACAACAATTGGGTTATGAAGTAGGTGAAAGAAACACTGGCCTTAACAAAGAGGCAGCTGCCGAATTGTTAGTTGGTAACTATATTGAATTTGAAAAAAATCGACACGTATGGTGCAGGCATCATAGTGACGAGATTGATAGGATCGCCGAGTTAAGGAATTTCTATGACCACAACTAATTTTAATATCATCGAACAAACTGGAATTCTTCAAGTCAAATCAGCATTTACCAAAGAAGCATGTGCAGAAATCGCTAAACAGATTTTAGAGTATAAAGCGGAATCAACAAAAAATAATGACAGTGTTATGTTGTTAAATGTTAATCGAGGATGTTGGATGGGTCGACCTCAAGAAAACAACGGGCTTTCACCGGATGTGGCCAACTTATTGATTACTAAAATATTAACAGCCTGCGAGCAATATCTGTCATATTTGCCCAAACCTACAAATATGAATAACCTGAACACAGACTATCTAGATAAAACACAATGGCATGTACGTGCATGGTGCAATGTTAATGACCCGGGGTCTTCAAATTTCATGCATTCCCATCCCGGAAAAGTCGTGAGTGGGGTGATTTATTTTCAAGCTGAGGGAACTGGCATATTAGAATTTGTTCCGCATAACTACCTGAACAAGTTATCTAACCCAGCCTGGCCGTATCACGGAACTAGTACTTACGAGCCGGCCGACGGTGATATGTTGATATTTCCTAGTTATTTGTTGCATGTAATACACAGGAATGACAGCGACAAGCAACGAATAAACATGTCCTTTGATGCTTTCTACTTAGACAAATGATAATTGTAGAATGGGCATTTTCTCTTAGAGTCGAAGAGTGGTTAGAACCTAACCTAGTTTCTTGGGCTGAGGACATCGAACGCAATATAGACCTACCTACAACATTATCTAAAGATGTCATCGAACTGAGAAGAAATGTAGTTTTTCTAAAATGCCCGGCTCATACTAATTTTATGAAAAACACCTTTGTGTTTAGATCGCCGATAGATATTAATATCGAAGTTGACGTTGACGTAGATCATGCTAACGTGTGGTGCGATAATATTGAACAACCTCTGTTTGATAAGATCATAGATTTGCGATTTTTAAATGCCAAAGAAATTGGATCAAGCCCTTATCCGATTATCGGTATTGATTTCTTAAATACTTTTAAATGTGATCAAAGTCTATCAATGTCGATCACTCCAGCGCATCTACACTATAATGAATTCACTACAAAAGCCAGTTTGATTCCAGGTTCGTTTGATATCAGTAAATGGACACGACCTGTTGAGTGCGTATTTGAAGTTAAGAATTCTCGAGAAAAAATTCAAATTAAAAAAGGTGACGCTCTTTTCTATGTAAAATTTAATTCTGAAACTCAAATTAAATTAGAAAAAATCACCACCCCTTGGCCAGACATTGATATATGCGCTAAACTACGAGCAGATGCTCCTTTTAAATCGCTGGAATATCGATATCATAGTCTTGAAGACTATAAAAAATCAATAACGAACAATAACAACTCCTGAGCCACCTACTCCGCCGTTGTCAGCACCACCACCACCACCGCCTGTGTTTGCACCACCTGCCCCGCCTTTGCCTTGACCAGGCGCAGGTTGGCCAGTATTCAATGATTGACCACCACCACGGCCTCGATAGCCGTCACCTGGTCTATTAGGGTAAGGACCTGCATGATGTACAGATCCACCACCGCCGCCGCCAATACCACCGTTGCAGTGGCCGCCACCGTGATGAGCTCCGCCTGCTCCGCCGCCGCCAAAATACAGTACGCCGCCGAGTATGTCTGTTGCTGCTCCGGCACCACCATTACATTCTTGAATAGGAGAAGTTCTCGCATCTGGACAAGTATATCCCACACCACCTGCTCCCCCTCCTCCTCCGCCCCAGTGACAATTATCTCCGCTGGTATTAAATCTTTTTCCGCTACCGCCTGGAAATCCTTGTCCAGTGGTTCCAAAACCAGGATCTATCGGGCCTCGTGATCCGTCGGTATCGCCGTTACCTCCACCGCCACCAGATGCTCCATCTTGTCCTGCACCGTTGTTCCAACGACCGCCTTGCCCTCCACCGATGGCAGTTAATGGACCAAACGCTGAACTTTGACCATTACCGTCACCGCCTCCATTGCCTACTGTTACGCCGTATGGTGTTCCTGAAGTTACTGGAAATGAGCTTTGATAGACAAAACCACCACCACCACCACCGCCACGCCAGCTGCTGTTTTCAGATCCTCCTCCTCCTCCTACTACCAGAACCTGTACTGATCCAGTGAATGCAGGAGTAAATGTTCCGCCAGATGTAAACATATGAACAATTCCAGCATTGCTATAGTTAATTTCATTGCCACCTGTGCCAATGGTTCCTTGACTATATCCTGTAATTGGTCTCCAGTTAATGCCGTCCCAAAATTCCAATAATGCTGTTCCAGCAGTGTTGTTATACCGTATCATCCCGACTGCAGGAGTGGGTCTAGTTGAATTGTCACCGGACGGTAATGTGAGCCTATCAGTGGTGTTAAATGTCGTGGTTTGTAAATTTGCCATTTATTTCTTATTCCTTAATATCGTACAACAACTATTCCGGATCCACCAGTTTGATTGCCCGGGCCTCCAGCATTTCCGCCACCACCACCGCCACCTGTGTTTGCACCTGCATTACCACCTTGAGTCTGTCCCGGTGCTGGCTGTCCGTTGTTTAGTCCGCGGCCGCCGCCTAGTCCTTGATTAAAACGTGGGTTTGATCCCCTTAACGGTGATCCGTGATGACATCCGCCACCGCCACCACCTCCAACTCCACCTGCTCCGCCTCCAGCAGGCATATGGTGTGGCCCACCACCACCTCCGCCAGCAAAATAATATATGTCTCCTAGCATGTCTGATGCTAGCCCAGGACCACCGTCTGGTGCAAAATGTTCATATCTTTCATCACTGGCATCCATTCCTGGACCGCCTGCTCCACCTCCACCGCCGCTGGCGTGTTGATTGTCGCCTTGACGATTGAATCTACGACCAGTACCTCCTGGATAGCCTTGACCTGTGGTTCCGTAGCCACCAAGTACACAATATCTATTACCGTCTGCACTTGATGAGCCTGCGCCACCACCCGAGCCGCCCGAACCAGCTTGGCTGGCACTGTCCCAAATGCCACCACCACCGCCACCACTGGCAGTGGTTCCGCCAAACGCTGAATTTCCGCCTGAAGCAGCAAATTGGCTGTAGTTACTACCAATTGCTCCGCCACCTACAGTCACTGGATAAGGAGTTCCGGCTATTACAGGAAATGAATTGTTTATTATAACACCACCTCCACCTCCACCACCACCGTGACTGCCTGCTCCACCCCCACCACCTGCAACAATCAGGACTCGAACGTTGCCTGTGAATGCGGGAGTAAATGTGTGATTACCAACTGAAGTAAATGAATGTACTACCGCACTGCGTCTAAAATTTATACTTTGTCCACCTGTACCAATAGTTCCTTGGCTGTATCCTGTGATTGGTTGCCATGTACTTCCACTATACCATTCTAGTATATTCATTGAGGTATTAAATCTCATCATGCCGATAACAGGAGAACCAGGCCGCTGTGCAGTGGTTCCGTTGGGTAATGTTACAAATCCTGTATCGTTAAAAGTTGTAGTTTGTAGGGTTGCCATGATTAGTACCTTATTACGACGATACCGCTGCCGCCTGTGCCGCCTGTGCCGTTGTTTGTTCCGCCACCGCCAGCTCCTGTGTTAGCACCGGCGTTGCCGCCCTGTCCCGGATTTGGCCCTGTACCGCCGGTGTTCAGTGCTTGACCGCCACCTAGGCCTCCCGAAGAATAACTGCTTGGCGGTCTACGAGGTTGACCATGTGACACTGTTGCGCCTCCACCTCCTCCGATACCGCCCGATGCTGCACGTCCAAATTGACCGTGATGTTGTGCGCCACCGCCGCCTGCGCCCCAATATAGAACCTGTCCAAGTATGTTACTGGCCATTCCTGGACCACCATCACCTACTTTTCCGTCATAGCAGTGATCTGATGCACACATGCCGGATCCGCCTGCTCCACCGCCACCTCCGGCAGCATGTAAATTTTCGCCTTGTTGATTAAAACGTATCCCTGAACCACCAGGAAATCCCTGTCCAGAAACACCGTTTGCTGGGAAATTTCTGTGTCTATTATCAGCTACACCACCGCCGTCGCCTGATGTAGCTGCTCCGCCGCCTGATCCGCCAGGCACTGAACCGTTACCGTTGGCATCACCATTCCATGCTCCACCGGCTCCGCCGCCGATTGCAGTTAAACTTGAAAATACTGAATTTCCACCGTTGGGTCCTCGATTTGGATATGAACCGCTTGGCGCACCACCTGCTACAGTTACTGGGTAAGGAGTTCCTGCTGTTACAGGAAACGAACGTTGATAAATTACTCCACCACCACCACCTCCGCCACCATGGTGTGTTCCACCACCGCCTCCACCAGCAACAACTAAAACTTCAATGTTACCTGTGAATGCTGGTGTAAAAGAACTGTTACCGACCGAGGTAAATCTGTGTACAATGCCATTATTGGTATACGTGATTAAATCACCGCCTGTACCTACGCCACCTTTACTAAAACCAGTTACTGGTCTCCAAGCCCCGGTATCGTAAAATTCTAACAAATTCATGCTTGAATTAAATCGTACCATTCCAGCACTAGGCGATGCAGGGCGTTGCGCAGTATTTCCAACGGGTAATACAATATTTCCTGTGCCGCTAAAGGTGGTATTTTTAAGGGTTGCCATATTATTTTCTCTTCAATTCTGTAATTTCTTGATTTAAAGATTTAATTGCTTCTAACAGATATGCACTTAACTTTGTATATTTAATACCGTGTGGTTTTCCGTCGGCATCCAAACTAACCAAGTCTGGTATAATTTTGTAAACCTGTTCTGCAATTAGTCCCGCTTCATGTTCTTTGTTGTCTTTGCGATCATACGTAACACCTGCTAGTTGCATGATCAACGCCAATGCGTTTTCAATAGGATTAACATTTTCTTTAAACACAATACTAGAAGTTTCAACCAATGTGGTTGCTGTAAGTTGTCCTGATATACCAACACCGCCAGTAACAACCAGTGTACCTGTAGCAGTAGTTGAAGAAGCCACGTTATCTGTCATCAGTACTGATGCTGAAGCTTTAGTTCCAGAACTAGTACCTCTAATTGTAATTGTTGCGCTGTTAGCTGTGCCACCGTGAATGTTGGCAAAACTGCCAACAGTTGCTATTAATTCGCCTGTGCTAGGCACAAATGATAAGTTTGCTCTAGCTAATGGTGATAGTGTAGTTGGCAGTGAGCCAGATGCTGTTCCAAAAAATGGATAATGCACTGTGGCTGTTGATCCAGAATCAGTTACAGCAATATTTCCTCCTGCACTGGCCCAGGATAAAACACCACTTCCGTCTGAAGTTAATACCAATCCAGCCGATGCTGCTACTGCTGCGGGCCAAGTAATGGTGTAGTTTGCAGCCATGTTAGCCGCAGCTTGCTGAGCAATATAGTTGGTGCCGTTGCCTGTGGCTTCTCTGAGTCGAAGATCTCCTTGGTTGGCCAAGGTTAAATCACCAGTGATCAATATGTCAGAGTTGACATTAGTTACTCCAGTGCCGTTTGGATCTAGAGTAATGTCCTGATTAGTCTGCGATGAGCTCAGTGTAGCAGCACTGGCCTGTATGTTACCAATTTTTTCTAGGCCTGTGGTTTGCCCGCTGGTTCTTCGTCCCATATTATATCCGCCTTATGCTGTTGATGTTTCAATACCGTAGACCACAACACTTAATGTAGGTGTTGCTGTCGGGGTTTGAACAACTATTAATTCGTTAGCCTTCATTACAATGCCCGTGCGTTCAAGAACTCCGTTTGCAACTAATGATGAGTCGTATTCTATGTATTCTGCGGGTCCCGGTGTAGCTGATGATGCCACAGCTATCCGTACAGCTGCCGCCGCACTTGAACTGCGATTTACCACATTCACGGAGACTACACTGAATGTGCTGGCTGGCACTGTGTATACCGTGGTATCTGCTGTGGTTGTAATATTGGCTGTGCCTAGTCTTCCTGTTGCCATTTTTTATTCTCCGTTAATTATTTAAAAAGTAGTTCCAAGCCACTGGGTAACCTCTTACTCCTGCTTGGAAGTCAAAGGTAGCTTTCATAGCTATGGTGCCGCCTGTGGTAGTAGTTATCTGTGTACCTGAAACACTGATAAAACCAGCCACTAAGCTATTTACGTTCAATGCTGCACCACCGCCACCGATCTGTGCAGAAATATATGCTCTAATTGCTCGCTGTGTGGCTACAACGTTGTCTGAATTAGCTGTTAAGAATGGATCTGTTGAAAATTCAGTGATTGTAGCTGAGTTTCCGCCTAGAGTGATGTTGCCCAAACTTAGTTCTGCCAAGCCCGCGATATTAAATGCGTCTGCATTCAATGTCGCAACACCAGTACTTTGTTCAATAGTAAACAGTTCGCCAACTCGGAAGTTTCCGTCCTGGTCAGTACTGGTATAGAACACTCGTCCACCGTTGTTATCCACAGTTTCTCGAGACTGTATAGCAGGTTGTGTAGGCAGTCCTGGATAGTTGGTTTCTACAAAGTTACCTGTACCGATGTCTAAGAAATCATGACCAGTTAATCTAACCTGACTGTAACGAATACGTGTGGTTATTGCTGTGCTATCTGCTGGTGCATTAAACACTGACATTTCAGGCGACAGTTGGAAAAACGCTGATCTTGCGCCGTCTACAGTACCAGATTCTGACAACACCTGGACCAACTTGTAAACAGTATTAGGTTGTGTGCCGAACACCACGTTGGCACCTGCTCTAGGTGTGCCTGTAAGTCGTTTGACTCCGATAAATCTTCCATTTTGGAAATTATTACCGTATCCGTCACCTTGATCTATTTCTACTATAGCTGCATCAAACCCTGTACCTCGATTTTTAAAGCTGACGTTGGCGCATGCTCCGTTGCCTAGTCTTACTAGGGTAGGTGCTTCATACAAATTGTTAGGATCAGTTATGGTAATAGTTGGAGCAACGCTATAAGTACTTCCTGGATCTGTTACACGTATAGCAAAAATCTTGTTGTCTGAAACATATGCACGAGCTTTGGCAGTAGCACCTATTACTGCACTAGATGCTGCTGTAGTTGATGCTGAAGGAATAATAGCCCATATACCTGTTTGATTAGGATTACCATGCACTGCTTCTAGAGCACCTGTGCCTGATGCACGAGTGATTGCTCGAGTGGTCCATACCACACCATTTTCTGAACTACTCATGTTGTTGCTGCTGCTTTGTGTGACCACAAATACACCTTGACCATAACGAACACTTGTCGATGTACCAGATCCGATATAACCACTAGAACCAGTTGAGCTCCATGTTACACCTTTGTCCACACTCCATGCTGGATTTACTGCACCCGAACTGCTGATGGCTATAAACTTGTTAGCACCATAGGCCACGCTGACCCACGTTGAACTAGCAGGTAGTGCGCCACCTGCAGTCCATGTTACACCACCGTCTGTGCTGTAACTGGTTGCTGTGCCACCTGTGCTGACTGCTATCCATACACCTTGGCCATAGGTAATGCTGGTCCATGTGCCTGCTGCAAGACTTCCGCCTGCGATCCATGATAGGCCGCCGTTGGTTGAGTAACAGGTAACACCTGAGGATCCCAACACTACCCAACGTGCTGCTCCTGATAAATTGCCGTAGGCCACTGCCACTGCTAATCCGCTCATGCCTCCTGGCAATGAGCCACCAGAGGCCCATGTTACACCGCCATCTGTTGAATATGCATTAACTGTGGTGCTAGAACTAACTGCTACTAAATGATTAGCAATTGGAGTTGATGTACCAGTGCCCGAACCTGCACCCGTAGCTACAAAATACTGTCCTACCAAGTTGGCATTAGCACCAATTGAAGTATAAACTGTGTTACCTAGTGTGGTAATTACATAAGATCTACCTACCACAAAAGACCCTGCAGTTTCTACTGTTGTTAATTTACCTGCAGCTAGCCCTACCCAATTTGAAGTACTAGGCAAGGCTGTGGCATTGGCTGTCCATGTAGTACCGTTAACTGAAGTGTTGACATCTCGTGAGCCGCTGGCTACCGCAGCAAACTTACCGCCCGAGCCAACTCCTGTATATTCTATAGCAAGAATAGCACCGGTAGTTGAATTTACCGCAGTCACAGTCACTGTGATATTGTTGGTAGGTGTTGCTCCGCCTACAGCAGTGCCTAGCAATGTGATGGTATCTAATCTAGCATATCCTGTACCTGCTGCTTTTAGCACCACTGCTGAATATTTTACACCCTTGCGAACCACTGTGAAGCTGGCAGATGTGCCAGTGCCAGAAGTTGCTGATTGAGTTACTGTGGGATACACTACAGATGTAGGTGCATATACAGCGTCTGAATAAGTCTGTGCAGTGGCCAATGTTCTTGATGCGGAGCTATAAGTTGGTGCAGTAAATGTAACTCTAGGTTCTACCAAATATGTAGAACTAGCATCTGGAGCCACAATAGCAGTTCCTAGAACGATATGATCCCAACCTGCTCCACCAGTGCTTTCTTTGGTCACTGTAGCTACTTTTGTTCCTGCAGTGAAACTATCGATGATACCAACCTGTCCTGCACCAGCACCGGAAGTAACGATTAATTTCATTCCTACATAAGCGCCAGTGATTTCATCATCAGTAGCAGCTAGTGTAAGCTGTGTAGTGGTTCCGCTCTGCGCAGTATTGGCATTGGAAATATATCCAATGCCGCCTATGTTGCCGTCAACTTCTGGGGCTGTAGCTGAGTCATCAACGTTGTCGATTAATCTAACTTGGAATACCGCACCGTCACGGAAATCATCTTGTTCAACACTGGCTCCAGCACCACCACCCGACACAGTCCATGTGATCTCGGTATAGTCAGATCCAGCGTTGTCGTATTCGTATTGAAATAACTTATCAATACCGTCTGTGAGTACACTACCAACATCTGCAGTATACGATTTGTTATCTACCTCACATAAAATAGGAGTTTCTGTGACATCAAACCCTTCTGCTACAGATCCAAAATCACCATAGGAATTGTTGCCGTTGGTACCGCGAATACGTCCACCCGCTTCTGCAAGATAACCTATGTGTGCATAGTATGAGAACACTGAAACCAACTCAGCTCGACCGTTGTTGGTTATCCATGCACCAATACCATCGCTGATAATCTGTGTGAAGTCGTTGGAAACGATAGAATCGTTGCCGCCGGCATGCAAGGCACCGTCAATCTTTTGTCCGATAGCAGCATAGCCAAATGTAGCAACGTTCTGTACATAAGGTGAACGTTTAATGATCCAAGTACGGAAGTCGTTTGGTCCCCAACCTGGATCTAGAGAACAATATGCACCGGCACTTACCCTAGATGTTCCGTAAGCATTTTCAGCTAACAAATCACCAGTAAGCCCTTGTAATGTTTGATTACGTATGCCGGTGCCGTTGCGTAGATAATACATGTCTTCTTCAAGACTACCAGTAACACTGTTAGCATAATATCTAGCTGCTAATCTCGACTTGTAGTTGCCAGGGTATTGGAGATCAAATTTTAATGCATCAATATATCGACCCACATCTCTTAGACAAGAAGCACTGTCATAGTACAGGCTCACGGTCATAGATCCCGATCCATCAAACGTAATATTTAATGCAGTGTTGCTGTCTCTAGTTTCAGAAATTTTAAATGTTGTTGAGCTTACCACATTCTGTATGTAATAAGTTGTGCCAACAGTTATGCCACCAAACGCTGTGCCTGTGAATCTAATAGCTGCATTTCTTTGCATCCAACTGGTGCTTGAACAAGTGAATAAATCTGTAATAGCTGTGGCAGCGGTCACTGTGGTAGTATAAGTTGCGCCGATATAAGCTGAAATTTCTGCTGTGATATATGATCTGTTGCGTTCTAACTGCAATCTTGCCCAATCTGCAGAACGTATGCTGGTTTGACAGACTGAACCTTCGTTGGTAGCGCCGTAGACAATGTCATCTAATGTAGTCATTAGTGTGTCAATACGTGCCTGTGCTGTGGCATTGCCGCCAACGTTGGCACGGGCCTGCGTTCTAGCATATTCAAATGAAGCACGAGTAGCTGCTTTCTGATTTAAACTAAACACATCGCTGGCTGAGGCTCTCAGATAAGAGTAAGCTGCTGTACGTGTTAGACTGTTGCTGTTGAACATGAAGTCAAACATCACGGCTTCAAGAATCAATCTCACATCACGTTGGCATTTTGCTGAATTGTATACCAATGTTGGATAGTTTGTGGAAATAAATGTTGTGGTATTTGTTACAATGGTTTCCTGAGCAGCATCTAGAGTCACTGCGGCTGCAATCAACGCTGTAGTAGATGTTACTGCGTTGGTCGCTGTTGGATAATTTATTGTTTCTAGATCTATGTCAAGGCCAGTGCCGTTGGTAAATGAAGCCAATACTGATCCGCCATATGTGGCAGCAAGTTGGAATGTATTTGTGGTAACTGTTCCTACTACCCAATATTTTGTTCCGTTTACAAGTCCGTTAGCAGTGATTCTTGGAACCACAGCATCACCTACTTCTAATCCATGAGAGTTAGATGTTAGTGTGTTTAATGTAGCTATAGTAGTAACATTAATCTGTGGAGTGTTTCCTTCTGTACTATCACCTTGTATGATGTTGGTGATAATGTCTACCAATGCTCCTACAGTAGCACTAGCAGCTGATCCGCCTGCGAGATTTGTACTATCTGTCCACTGAGTTGCTGAATTACCTGCAGATCTAGTCACTGTGGTATTAATGATAATCTGCTGGATCACAGTTTTCATTCTAGCATATGCTGCCACTGTGGCTGCGATTTCTGTGCTGTCGATCTGTAGTGCTGTGCTGTTGTCACCGTCAAAGTAGGCTAGACCTGCTGTTTGAGTAGCCAAGCTACCGCCGTAGGTTAAATCGTAACCTATAGCATCAATGATGAATCCAACATCACGTTTGCACTTGGTTTTGCTATATTTTACTGAACTATAATTCACTGTCAAAAATGCAGTAATTTCTTGTTTGATAAATTCTTTGTTTTCACGCAACAATGTTCTAGCATCGCCGAATCCTGTCAAGAATGCAGAGTTATATCCTGTGGGATTTGCAGAACTTTCCATATAGGTAGTTCCGATCTTGAAATCGATCTGGTGTTGCATTGCTCTGACTAATCTCTTGATATCTGTTTGTTCGGTTGAACTTGCCAACGGAAACGCTGAACTTTGAATAGCAGTATTTCCTGAGCTTTCTGTAACATTAGTTCCAACAATGATATCCCCTACCACTGATTCTAATCTAGTCAATGCTTCTAGACTGTACTTGGCATCTGACATATTTGTTAGGCTGCCGGCTGGCCCAGCATTCACTGAACGCTTTTCGTCACCTACTAGTGCTGTTTCAACTGGTACAATAATAGGCAATGTTTCTCTATACTGTCCGGTTTTAATATTAATTGTATTGTTTGGAACAATACGTTCTGGAAGATTGTCTGTAACTAGGTCAGTGAGTGCAGTTATAACGATGTCTAACAAAGTACCTGCGGTTGTGATAGTTCCAGATTCAGCCACATAGTCGGTGTCGATATATTGTGTGACCACAGCTGTGGAATCTAAGGCAAACGTTTGATACACAGTAGTTGGTACTTCGTTGGCTAACACATCTGCTACTAACAATTTTAATTGTTCATAAGCTGCAACACCTTCGTCTGCTTCTGCAGCCAGTGTCACATATGGTGAGTCTTCTTCTGGTGCTGAGAATTCTCCATCTTCGCCAAATGCTCCTAGTAAACTAAAAGCTGCGGCACGTATTTTTAAATTACCGCCATGCCCTAGATCCCAGATTAATCTATCAATGATAAATCCAACATCTCTCTCACACTTGTACTCGTCGTAATCAAAGACAGATGTAAATGGTGAGATGTTGTTGGTAATTTGAAAGCGTATCCATGCTGTGATTTCTTTTTGTATAAACGCACGATTAAGTTCTAAAAGATACTGTGCATTTGGATTTCTTGGGCCGTTGTCTACCTGTTCACAGGCATAGCGTATGGTTTTCCATGGCTTGTCTAGTGTTGCGCCGCAAGCAGGATATGGTCTATCTTCACCGGTGGGTGACACGTAATAGACATGGTTGGTGTTGCCCCAAGTGACCCATTCTGGGATACCACCTGAACTCACACGCAGTACCTGTCCTTCTGTGCCTACCGGTAATCTAGTAGGGCCTGCGCCGCCATAATATACTAAATCGCCTGTGGTAGTCAGCACTGAGGTTTCGCTGCCTACAGCCACAGCATTCCAATATGTGCCTGCGGCATCAAGATCTGGACGGCTTAGTGATTGACCTCCACCTTCAGTACCTAGTGTAGATCCATCATCACCGTCCGATCTATGTTGTAACACACAGATATAACTGCTTGATCCGTGTCTAACAGTATCGCCTGCGTTGTATTCTGTGTCATCTGCCCATGTACCTCTCCAGTTCATGCCTGTTGAGATCACTGCCCAGTATGCTGTGTTTGGTGGTTCACCGGTGACTGTGGCAGTCATTGATCCACTAGCATCTGCAGTGACATTAAATGTTGTGCCACTAGATGTGGTTGATATAGTAATGAAGTTAGCTGATACTGTTCTTACATAATACCTACCCGAAGTAAACACTCCGCCAAATGTAGAACCAGTAAATCTCACAGTCATACCTGCTACAATTCCTGTGGTTGATGCAATTGTGAATCTATCGTTGGAGGCTGTAGCTGCGGTGACTGTAAATGTTAGACTTGGACTATCAGCGATTGCGATATAGTTGTTACCGCCGTGTGTGACCACTTCTCCTATTTTATAAGAGGTACCGCCTGCCCAACTCTGTTGGAAACTTAGACCTTCTGCAAACAGATCCCAGTCAGAGGTGCCTGTTGAAGGATTTGAATTTGTGTTCTGTGTCTTTGACACATAATTGTTGCCGCCGTATTTGACAACGTCGCCTGGTTGGTACGCAGTAGCTGAGCTCCAAGTACTTTCGTATTCGAGACCTTCAACATACTGTGCCCAGTTTGCACTATCTGTTGCAAATGCTGCGGCAGCAGTGTGTTGTGTAGTACAGATCCATAGACCTGCTCCATATTTTACTATGTCATTTAATTTATAACGTGTGGCAGTTACCCAAGTTCCTAGATATTCCTGACCTTGAGTATATACCTGCCAATTGGCAGAGTCATTTTCTAATCCCGATGCTGCTGTGGCTGCACTTGTGTGGCCAGTGATACAAATATAATTAATGCCACCATATCTTACAATGTCGTTGAGCTTATATCTTGTCGAAACAGTCCAGATGTTTTTCCAGTCAGTACCTTCAACAAATTGATTCCATGCGGCAATATTAGCTTCTAATCCTAGAGTAGCAGTAGCGGCGCTCGTGTGTCCGTCAACACAGATATAAATCGTGCCGCCGTATTTGACTAAATCGCCTTCTTCATAAACTGTGCTGACTGTCCATGTATCTCTCCAACGTTGACCGTCAGCCATGAGATTCCATTTGGTTGGAACAATATCCAAGTCAACATTAAAATTAGCATTAGCAGTATGTCCAACTTGACATAGATATACCTTTCCGCCAAAGCGAACCACGTCGTCTTTGTAATATACGGTGCTTGCATTCCACGCACCTTTCCAAACAAATCTAATCCTACCTAATTTAAATTCTGCCATTGTACACTCCAGTATCTATATTTATGTTGATTTCATACTACGGTAAAACATGGTTTGGGCCACATACCCGTTGCCCAGACCTGATGCGTTACCTGAAAAATCTGCTACTACAGGAACTATAATCGACTGAGACGCTGAGCTTTCTATACTAGTTGGGCCAATTTTAACTGTACCAGCTGTGATGCTAGGAGTTAACAGGTCTTCGCCTCCCACATTCAATCTACTTTGTAGATAAGTTCTAACGGCTCTTTGTGTAGGTATTATGTTATTAGAATTCTGCAAGAATAATCCATCCTTAGAAAATTCTCTAATAACAGCTGTTGATCCTACGTTAATACCTGCCAGTCTTAATTCTGTAAGACCTGCCAAATCAAAGAACTCTGCTGCGATTGTGATAATACCTGTACTTTGTTCTACAGCAAACTGTTCGCCAGCACGGAAGTTACCATCTTGATCAGTAGAGGTGTAAAATACTCGACCACCATTTAAATTTTGAACTTCTTGTTGAGGCTGAGCACTATAATCATAATCTGTGTATAGATCTGGATAATTAGTTTCTTCAAAATTTCCCGAGCCTATATCTAAGAAATCATGCCCTGTAATACGCACTTGACTGTACTTTTCACGAATCACCACTTCCATGCCGTGTTCGATAAATTGAGCTAAGGTAGATGCTGGGCTGATTTGGAAGGTAGACCTAATAGTACCGTTAGGTAATAGTTCTTCATTAATCCCTACAATTACTGCCACTCTATATCCGGAGTAGTTAGAAATGTAAAACTGTGCGCCTGGCCCAGGCAGCACTGAAAGGCCGTCTAGGGTAAGGAATTTACCTACAGGTGTCTTATCAGCAAACCCGTCTCCAGTAACTGTGATCGAAGTGGTACTGGTTTTATAAGAAACACCTTTGCTGACAAACGTAGGCTGGGCTAACACACCATCAGCCCGTCTTGGTCTAAAAGTTGGCTCCGCAGTGTTATTAGGTTCAGTAATTGTTAGTATAGGGTCTGAATCGTAGCCGCTGCCTGGTTCCCAAATTTTTATCGAGCCAACTGTGACTCCACCTAATACCACTCTGCCTAGTGCTCTAGCACCCGTATAAATTTTGTTTAGTGTAAAACTAGACGTAGATGGTGCTGCGATCCAAGTTGGTTTATTATTTGATAGAGTACTGTCATTTAGTGTAATATCTGGATTTCCGAAAGCAACAACGCCCCATTCTAGCTCAGATGCCATAGTTCTTTCAGTCCATACAATACCATCATAGGAAGTGGCAGCATAGAAAGTAACTCCTGTGGTTGGCTCTGCTCCGATTGTTCTAGCGCCTGTGTCGCCTACTGCAAAAAATACTCCTTGTCCGTATCTAATCTGTTTCCAATTATGTGCTGTAGATCCATCCTGCGATGGCATAGTAGCCGAAAGCCACACAAATCCGTCAAAGCTATATGCTACATCACCGGTAGAAGAAATAGCAACAAATCTTCTATTGCCGTAGGCAACACTTACCCAGTCTTTCTGGCTGGAGTCTGCGACCACATCCATGATGGTGCCTTGCCAAGACAGAGTGGTTCCATTCCATGAGCCTATAGCAGCTATGTTGCTGGAATTAGCAACGGCCACAAACACGTTTGATCCAAATGCAATATCTACATATTCATTTAAAGTAGAATCTCCAAACGTAGGCAATGAAGAAAATGTCCAAGATGTACCATTAGTAGAATATGCTGCAGAATTTAAATTACCTGCAACTGCCACAAATATCCCTGTAGACGCTGTAGATGGTTTACCGTAGACAACGCCATTCCAATTTCTCGAAGCTGGCATAGATTGCGCTGTCCAATCTATACCGTTAGTGCTGCTAGCAGCATTTAAATTATTGTATGATATTGCAACAAATCTGTTGTCGCCGGCTGCTAGACATTTCCAATTGCCGTCTGTAGGAAGATCAAATGAGACCCATGTTTCCCCGTCTGACGAATATCGTCCAAAGTGTCCGCTTGACGGAGTTAAAATAAATCTTCCGCTGGCAGCAATCAGGCTGGTATCGGCTATTTCGTATGCTATAACCGAGTTAGTGCTGTCATCTGAAACATCAGTGACTGTTAATACAATATCATGCTCGACTATTGTACCGCCAACATCGTTGCCGTTGATGGTTATTACATTGCCCACTGCGTATCCTGCACCGCCGTTGGTCTGTGTAATTGAATAAGTTCTTCCTGTTTTTACTACTGTGAATCTAGCAGATGCTGGCACAACTTCTATAGTGGTGCCTGTGCCAACAGTTCCTGCTACATTGGTAAATGTTTGACTGGTTTCTCCGTATACCGCAGCAGACCATGCTCCGGCATCGACTAGAGTTACAGCACTAGCTGTGAATCCAGGTGCACTAAACGTTGGTCTTGGTTCGATACGATATCGGGTGCCTGTGGTCAATAATGTTGCTGCTGGAGTTCCGGGCAGCACGTGATCCCATCCTGGTAAATCATCACTTTCTCTATACACTGTACAAATTTTTGTACCGGAGTTGTAAGCCTGCACATATGCATATTGGCCTGTACCTTCTCCGGATATGATCAGAATCCGCATGCCTAATATCTGTTCTTCGGTGGCCGATTCAGCTGAAGCTAGTGTTATAGATAATGTGCCGCCTGTTTGTGCTTGATTACCGCGTTGTGTAAATCCAGTACCACCCGTAAGCACTTGGCATTCAAACATGGAATTATCTCGAAACTCTTCTTGAATAGCAACAGCACCGCTACCACTACTGGTAATTGTATACGAGGCTGTGGTATAATTCTGGCCGCAGTTAGCAAATTCAAGTGCTAGAATAAAATCTAAAATTTCACCGGCGTAGGCAGCAGCCACCACTGCTTGTTCAGTTTGTGTGTTAACATAGCCGTATCTAACTGTCTCGTTTGGATCGATGCCGTCAGCTACAGCTCCAAAATCACCGTAGGAGCTGTTGCCGTTGGTAGCACGGATAATACCACCATTTTGAGCGAACATACCGATATGTGCATAATAACTAAACACAGATACCAGTTCGCCTCGTCCGCCATTTAACATCCAAGCGCCTATGCCGTCTGAGATAACTTGTGTGAAATCGTTGGAAACAATAGACCGGTTTCCACCATTATGTAGAGCACCATCAACTTTTTGTCCTGATGCTCCAACTCCAAATGTAGTAACGTTTTGCACATAACAACTTCTGTTTAAAATCCAAGTACGTTCGTCAGCTGGACCCCATCCTGGATCTAAACTTACAAATGCACCTCCTGTAGGAATACTGTAAACAGTTCCCGGCACAGGTGCTGGCAAGGTACCTTCTAGGCCTTTCAGTGTCATGTTTCTAATACCTGTGGTATCTCTTACATAAAACATGTCCTCAAGTGCGCTACCAGTGACAGCGTTAGCATAGTATCTTCCTTCTAACACAGATTTGTAATTTCCAGGGTATTGTAGATCATATATAACTGCATCGATTAATCTATCAATGTCTTTGTCCCAACGTGTTGTGTCGTAGATGTAAGAAAGGTAAGTGTTCCTCATGTACGCTGCAACTTCTGCTTTAATACATAGTCTGTTTGCATCTAATATAGTCACAGCCGTTGTTGTTCCGCTAGAAAGTGTATTAGATCCAGTTACTGCGGGTTCTGATCCTAAATCATTAACTCTAAAATCAATGATTGTTATTATATTACCCCAAAGATTATTCACTGTTGATGCAGCAATACTTGATCCAGCACCGACTGTTCCAGATGCGGTAATTTGTGGTACTGTATTACCAACAGATAAATTAGCTGGCAGACCTTGAATAATATTACCTAGTTTAGTTCCTATGTGAACAATGCTTTCTAAAAATTTATCTACATCTTGAACATATGCTGCTATTGGTTCGTTGGCCCTAATAGTTACTGAGCGCAGTTCTTCTCCAACCACGGCAGTTCTAGCAGGAATAATCAAAGGCAATATTTCCTGATATTCGCCTGCGGAAACTAGGATTGAAGTTGTACCGGCATGTCCATCATCGACCTGTTCCAGAGCATATCGTACAGTGCGATATGGTTTAAAATAACTTAGGCCTCTTTCTGGGTCACTGTCATCTATACCATCGATTCTAACATGATAAACTCTGTTATTAATACCCCATGTCTTATAATCAAGATCTCCTTGATTGTTTTCAACATACAGTAATTGATCGTTAGTACCAATAGGTACACTGATATTTCCAAATGTGCTGCCATCGCCTAGCGTAAACTGGGTACTGCCGTCTTCTAGGATATCTCTTCTAAGTCCGTATGATAGAATATCACCCTGAACTGTTAGTGCATTGTTTTGATCGCCTATTACCAGTATAGTCCAGTAGTCATTCCCGCTGCCGTTATCTCCTGGAAAATTTTCAAATGAACTTAAATGAGGAATGTTGGAATAGTAAGTAACACCTCTGAAATAAACGATATCGTATAGATTATAATCAAGATTATTTCTCCAACCCCCTCTAACATTCTGAGCAGCAATTACCAATTGCCAGTTAGCAGTATCTAAAGTTCGCAGTGAGCTGTCATCAGTAAATTGATTGGTTAAGCTGATCCATAATGCTCCACCACGTCGTACTATATCACCTTCTTGATATTGAACATTTCCCTGCGGATCATACTCGCCTCGGAAGTTTATGCCTTTGGTTATAACTGTCCAATTAGGATCGCCTAGGCCATAATCGTATGTTTGATTCTGCCCGGGTTGGTTGTTTAAATTATTTGTAGCGGCCACATACACCACACCGCCATATCTAACTACGTCACCGATGGCATAGTAGGTTGATGAATTCCACTGATTATCAAATTCATATCCTGAGAGATATGTTTGAAAATTCAAGTTGGTTATATTGCCGGGTGTTCCAGATGATGTATGCTCTATGATACACTTTAATATACTTCCGCCGTATTTTACTAAATCATTTTGTCGATATCTGGTCGAAGTTTGATATTCTCCAACATATGTATAATTTTCAACAATTACAGACCATGTTTCTGCTGTGCTATCATCTACGGTGTCATTGTTTCCTACTATGACCCCTTGAGACAGTGTGCCCGAAACATGCTCTAATACACATTGATATGTATATCCATTATATCTTACAGCATCGCCTACTTGATATCTAGTATCGGCTGTCCATGTATTTCTAAAATTACTTCCTGTGGCTAGTATTTCAAACTTGTCTGCATTAGTATTAAAATTTGTTGAAGATTGATGAGCAGTTATACACAGATATAAATTGCCTCCGGCAACAACTATAACTCCCGGATCATATTGAGTAGAAGATTGCCAATTTCCCAACCACTTGCGACCGTCAGCCATTTTAGTCCATGCTGGAGATGCATTGGTGTCCCCTGGAGATGTGAATGCTTGGTCGTCGGCAAACACAGTAGGATTGTGTTGTCTAATGCAGACCCATGCAGATCCTTGATAAAATACCACATCGTCTTTGTTGTACAGAGAAGAATAATTGGTGTCCCAATTACCGGTCCATGTGTATCTAAATCTTGTTATTTTAAACTCTGCCATTTCTTAATCCTAATTTATGAACTTATTCCATTCGGATAAGCATATCCTCTATTAATTCTTACAACAAACATGCCCTCATCGTTTACATAATAAAATAGCGATCTATTGTCCCATTTATATTGTGGATAGTACATGTTTTCTTTTACTTTTTCATGTGTAACATCTAGACCATCTAGAAAATCAACGCCTGGTTCAAACTCATCAAAATCTTCTTCTGTCGGACCCGGAATATTTAATTCATATCCGTCCACATCGGATATTTGATCGCTTCTAACCAAAAATAACTCTCCATCTTCATTTCTTCTTAGAGCATACCAATAGCGAGGAC